TGCTATGGCAGCAAATACCACAGGAGATAATAATGTCGCTGTAGGTGTTGCAGCTTTAGACGCTAATACCACAGCAGATAATAATACAGCTATTGGTACAAGTGCTTTATCAGCAAACACGACAGGTGCAGGTAATGTTGGTATAGGTAAAGACGCTTTAGCAGCAAATACAACAGCATCAAATAACACAGCCGTTGGTTTTGATTCTTTAACTGCTAATACAACAGGTGCTTCTAACAATGCTCTTGGTTATGCTTCTTTGTACGCAAATACCACAGGAGCAAATAATGTTGCTATTGGAAATAGTGCTATGGAATCTAATACAACAGCTTCAAACAATACTGCAGTTGGTAAAAGTGCTTTATATGCAAACACGACAGGTGCAGGTAACACCGCATTAGGGACTTTAACTTTAGCAGCTAATACGACAGCAAATGATAATGTAGCCGTTGGATATAATGCTTTAAACGATTGTACTACAGGTTCTAGTAATGTCGCTGTTGGTACTTATGCTTTAGATGCTAGTACGACAGCCGCAAATAATGTAGCCGTTGGTAAAAGTGCTTTAACAGCAAACACGACAGGGGCACAACTCACTTCCGTAGGTGCTTTATCTTTAGATGCCAATACCACAGGAGCAGATAATACTGCCGTGGGGTACAATGCTTTAGGTGTATGTACGACAGGTCCTCGTAACGTGGCTGTTGGTAAAGATGCTGGAGCTGCTTTAATTGATTCGGAAAACACAACTTTAGTTGGTGAAGGTGCAGGTGTAGCAGTAACTGTTGGAAATGCAAATACGTGCATTGGACAAGATGCAGGAAATACAATAACCACTGGTAGTGCTAATGTAATTATAGGTTGTCTTGCTCAGTCATCTGCAGCAGGAGTAGATCAACAAGTTATACTGGGTTATAACATCACTAGTAAAGGTCACCAAACAGGCTTTATGGATGCAGGAGGAGGTGGTAACTACGCAGGTAATAACTCTGCAAGTTGGTCAACTACTTCTGACAGAAGGATTAAAAAGAATATAACCGATAGTAATGTTGGTCTTGCTGAACTTAATCAAATACAAGTCAGGAATTTTGAATATCGATTACCTGAAGAAGTGGATGCAGAACTTCCTTCTCATGCTGCAATAGATAAAGAAGGGATACAAGTCGGTGTGATTGCACAAGAAATTATGGGGATTTTACCAGATGTGGTAAAACAAGAATCAACAGGGTGTTATTCAGTTGATCCAGATAATTTAACTTGGCATTTAGTCAAAGCAATACAAGAACTCTCGGCTAAAGTCGAAGTATTAGAAAATAATAACAAGGAGTAAAAAAATGGCAGTAACTAAAACCCTAACCACAGCAATACCCTACAATTTAAACAGTAAGGTACAACAGTGGGATTTAGTCATGACGTATAACCAAGGCAGTAAAAGTGCAAGTCCCCCGACTTACTACGAAAGTAGCTTTAATGTGCAGGTCCCTGCGAGTTATGTGGATGCAGAGGGCAACACTGTTAACAACTTCACGCCCAAAGCGGAAGGCAGTTGGACTTTGGCACAACTGACGGCTTTATGCCCTGTGTCACAGTGGGACACGATATTTGCGAGTCAGTACGACAGCGTAATTACCAATCCCCCTGACGAACCAGTACCCGACCCAGATTACGTTATCCCTAGTTAAGCATGGCTTACGCAAGGGCAGAAGGTCAAGGCGAGGTTGACATCTATACGATGCCAGCTTTGTTTATGTTAAAGGCAGAGATACCTGAAAAACTGGTAGACGGCTTAAACGATTATCTGGATGAATTACGGGAAGATGAGGACAGGGAATCCCTAGCTAAAACTTTGGTGGGACAAATCCATCAGGGCGAACAGCTAAACATTCCCCCGACTGATGATGAGCGTATTCAGCCGTATGTGGCGTATCTGTGTGATTTAGGAGCGACTTATATTAATCATTTTAGCCAGTCCACAGGGATTATGTTCAAGACTAATAAACAGATAGCTTTAGACGAACTCTGGTCGGTACATAGTTTTGAGGGAGACTACAATCCCATTCACGATCACGGCACTAAGACCATTATGGGTATTTCCACCACGACTTGGACCAAAGTACCGCAACAGGTATTAGACCAACCGACTTCGGGAACGCCTGAGTACAGCTTATACAACGATTCAGGACACAGTGACGGCTGTTTAGCCTTTAGCTACGGAAAAAATAGTCTAACAGATACGGATAGATTATTTCCCCCACAAAGTTGCGTGATCAAGCCAGAGATAGGGGTACAGTATCTATTCCCATCAGGCTTACAGCACATGGTGTATCCTTTCTTCGGAGAGGGTGAAAGAAGAACAGTCGCAGCGAATTTGAATTGCTGGGACATTCAGGAGCAACAATGAAAGAAGAAGTAATAGTAGACCCAGTAGAAACAACGGAAGTGGCTGTAGACCCTTTAATAACCACTAAACTAGCCTATGTAGATAACTTAAAAAAAGAAATTGAGGGAGTTCAGGAACAGATGGCTTCTTTGCAATATCAAATGGATATTAGAGTAACGGCTTTGACTTTGTACCAAAGTTCATTAGAAGTGGTAGTGGAAGAAGAACCTAAAGAAAATGGTAAGGATTTAACAAAATAGAGAGGTAAAACTATGTTAATAACAATAGGATTAATAATCAGTGCAATAGTGTTTATTGCGTCAGCAATCGCAGCAATTACACCTACGCCAAAAGATGATAAATGGATAGGAAAACTATACAAAATTATCGATGTGTGTGCTTTAAATATAGGTAAAGCAAAAGAAACGCCATCAAAGAAATAATCAATGGGAAGAAAAACTGTGAGTGAAGTGTCAGCAGATCTTTCAACCCATGAAGCCGTTTGTACTGAGCGTTGGCTAGAAACCATACATCGAATTAATAGATTAGAATTATTTGTTATTTCTACTCTAGTTATATTGGTGTTGGGTATGGCCGGTATATTAAGCACTCAATTATTTTAGAATTATGCCGTTAGCTAAATTTGATTTTATACCTGGTATCAACAAGGAAGGCACGGCCTATACCGCTGAAGGCGGTTGGTACGACGGCAACTTAGTTCGCTTTCGTCAAGGCCATCCCGAAAAAATTGGCGGCTGGGAGAAAGACAGCGACAATTATTACGAAGGTACTGGGCGCGCTATGCACCCCTGGATCAATCTCGAAGGAACCAAGTATTTAGGTTTGGGTACGCGTTACAAGCTCTATATTCAAGGCGGTACTGATTTTAACGACATTACTCCGATACGAGCCACTACTTCCGCTGGCGACGTGACTTTTGCCGCCACCGACGGTTCTTCAACTATTACCGCTACGGATACAGCACACGGTGCCGTGGAAGGCGATTTCGTTACTTTTTCTGGAGCTGCCAGTCTAGGCGGTTTGATTACAGCTACGGTGCTAAATCAGGAATATCAGATTGTTTCAGTCCCTGATGCTAACACTTATACCTTTACCGCTAAAGACACGGACGGCGATGAAGTGACGGCTAATAGCAGTGATACAGGCAATGGCGGTTCGAGCGTGGTGGGGACTTATCAGATCAATTGCGGTCTGGATGTTTATGTACCAGCAAGTGGTTGGGGTGCAGGCACTTGGGGTGCAGGCACTTTTGGAAGCGTCAGCGCTTTGACGAGTTCCAATCAGTTACGTCTCTGGAGTTTGGATAATTTTGGCGAAGACCTGGTGGCGTGTCCCCGCGCTGGTGGCGTCTATTATTGGGACAATACCAATGGGGTGACTACGCGAGCGGTGGCTTTTAGCAGTTTAAGCAACGTTAATCTGCCACCTACTGTAGCTTTGCAAATCGTGGTCAGTGACGTGGATCGGCATATTATTGCCTTTGGTGCTGACCCCTTGAATGCGGCTGGAACCGCACGCACGGGCAGTATTGATCCTTTATTCCTGTGTTGGTGTGACCAGGAGAATCATCTGGAATGGGAACCGAAAAATACCAATACGGCGGGATCCTTACGCGTATCCTCGGGTTCAGAAATTGTCAGCGTAGTACGGGCGCGTCAGGAAACATTGATATGGACTGACACCGCGATGTATTCCTTGCAGTTTGTGGGACCGCCTTATACGTTTGGCTTAAATCTAATCAATCAAGGCGTCAGTAACATGGGTGCCAACGCCGCCATCAATACCCCCAAAGGAATTTTTTGGATGGACCCAGGCGGTTTTTATACCTACACGGGCAGTGTACAACCCCTCCCCTGTAGCGTACACAGTTACGTGTTTGATGATCTGAACCAGATTCAGGCCGGACAAATCTTTGCTTTTTCCAATAAACGTTTTGACGAGGTAGGTTGGTTTTATTGTTCGGGCAGTTCCGACAGCATCGACCGTTACGTTACCTATAATTATGAAAACGGCTCTTGGTCGATCGGCCAATTAGCACGCACGGCGTGGGTGGACGAAGGCATTGTCGATTATCCCCGCGCGGCTGGCTTGGATACTTACAATTATATTTATCGTCAGGAACAAGGCGATGATGCCGATGGCAGCGCCATGTCCAACGTGTATGTGGAATCGGGAGATTTTGATATAGGCGATGGCCAACAACTGCAATTTATTAATCGCATTATTCCAGACGTGACTTTTACCGGCAGTGGAGGCACCGATCAAACCATTAACATGGTATTAAAAACACGAAATTGGCCAGCATCGAGTTTAACCACCGATTCCACTAACGCCGTTACTTCCAGTACCGATAAGGTGAACGTGCGTGCGCGCGCGCGTCAGGGGGTACTGCGTATCGAGTCGGGAACGGGAACTGGTTTGGGCTGGCGCATAGGCGCTACGCGTATGGAAATTAGGCCGAATGGTAGACGCTAATGGCACGTTTACTCCAAACCCGATTACCCCAGGCTAACGGCGAAGTAGATCCATCTACCTACAATCGCTTAGTACGAATCCTGGAATTAACTTTCAACACCTTCGACCCAGGTGCAACGCCACAGTATAATAATACTGAACGCATGCTAAATCAGTTTAATGCAGGCGATGTAATTTGGAACACCAGCGAGGATGTATTACAGGTATGGACTGGACAGGAATGGCTAGATATTTCCACTCCCACTACCAAAGGGGTGGGAGGAACAGGCGCTGTTTCAGCATTAACCGTCTCCGTCAATGGAGCTACCGAGGTACCCCTGTTATGAATCGTGTGGCTTTAATGGAAGAACTCACTTTGGATGAAGGTTGCGTTTATGAAATTTATAAAGATCATTTAGGCTATGCCACGTTTGGTATTGGCCATCTTATTACGGAGCGGGATCCAGAACACGGCGAAGCTGTAGGGACACCTGTATCCGAAGCACGCGTGCATGAATGTTTCAACCAGGACATCGATATAGTAACAAACGAACTGGATGATAAAATGCAGTGGTGGCGTGGGTTGGATGACGTCCGCAAACGCGTGTTGGCCAATATGTGTTTCAATTTAGGTTATCCACGCCTAAGTGGATTTAAACGCTTTCTAGCCGCCATGGGGACTTCACAATGGGAAACGGCTGCCGTGGAAATGATGGATTCAAAATGGGCTACGCAAGTAGGCTCTCGTGCTGATAGACTTAAACAAATGGTTCTCACTGGCAAGGCAGCTCATGTATGAATATAAATGCAAAGTTAAAAGAGTGGTTGATGGTGACACTGTGGATGTTGTTCTTGACCTTGGTTTTAACGTCCACCATGCTTGTCGCGTTCGTTTATACGGTATTGATACGCCCGAGTCGCGCACTCGTGACAAGGATGAGAAAGTTCGCGGACTTCTGGCGAAACAGTTTCTCAAAGATTCAATCACTAAAAAGGAAGTTGTTTTAAAAACCAAGCTCCGTGATTCTCGCGGAAAATTTGGTCGGGTACTTGCCGAAGTGTGGGTAAACGAGCAAAATGTTAATGAAGACATGGTTAAGAAAGGCTACGGGGTAGCTTACCATGGTCAAAATAAAGAAGAGGTCGAGAAAGAACACCTGGAAAATCGTCAGTTTTTAATCGATAAAGGTGTGTTCGATCCAAAATCCGTAGGAGGATAATATGTCTATATGGAAAAAAATCTCTAATAGTAATTTTATGAAATTTTTAAAGTGGGCTGTGGCAAAGCCTGCTCCTAAGAAAAAAGAAAAGAAGAAAGTTTCTGGAGTTGTTCGCAAAGAGAAGGATGAAAAATGGCGCAAGAATACGGTGTGGGAAAAACCCAAACGCGCGCGTACCGTTAAAGGTCGTTACAAGGGTGATGATAAATCAACACCTGATGTGAATGAAGCCTGGATGGGAGGAAAAGCACCTAAAAAGAAATAAAGGAAATAATTATGACTGACCGGGACAGATTTGCGGGAGACATGGACCGCAATGAGGTTGAAATAGACCTTAGTAAATTCATGGAGTTGTTGCAGGAGCAATCTAGGTTAAAAGATCGCATACGCGAACTGGAAGATGAAGGGACCAAAAATCCTCACCAAAAATGGATCTTCTTAGCTCAAGCCATTGATAGCTGGAGGATATTCCCCAGGGCCTTTTTAACCGTTTATATCTTTTTACTGTATTACACGGTGATGTGGTTCATGGAATTACCTGAACCTTCATTTGAACAGTCTGGTTTAATCTCTATAGTAGTAGGTGCCGGCGCAGCCTGGTTTGGCCTCTATGCTGGAACTTCAGGTAGCTCTAAGAGCTTTAAAGGTGAAGATAAGAAATGAAACAAAAGATAACCTTTATAGGAGTCTTAATCCTTATAGGGTTATTGGGATCTTTTGCATTAAGTTCCGCAGAAAACGAACCTGAAAACCCAGACTGTACGGCTGGTACTGAGTTTTGTGAGCAAAATTCGTTAGATACAACGAACAATACCACTACGAATAATACTAACGTCAATACGAATACCAACACAAATACCAATACCAACACGACAACGACTACCAGCACAGCGACCAATACGAATGCCAACACTAATGTCAACACGAATACAACGACAACAACAGCCACGAACACGAATGCCAATACCAATGTCAATACTAATACAAGTAATAACAACAACGTAAATACCAGCACTGCAACGAATACCAGTACCGCAACTAACACGAACAACAATACAACGACTGCTAATAATACGAATGTAAACACGTCAACAGCTAGTAATACCAATACAAATGTAAATACGAATACCAACAACAGCACAGTCAACAGTACAGTTAATTCAAATAATACAAGTACCACGAATAATACGAATACCAGTACCTCAGAGAACACTAATACGAACACCAATACGAACAACAACACCAACACCAGCACCAGTACCAGCACTTCAGATAACACCAACACCAATACCAATGTGAATCAATCTACATCTGACTCTAATGTAAAAACTGACAACACTAATAGGAATGAAAATAATTCAACTTCAGATAACACCAATAGAAACATCAATGAATCTAATACTACGCAAACGATTAAGCAGGAAATAACAAGCAAGGCTCCTCCTGCATCTGCGATTGCTCCTTCAATCATGTCTTATTCACAAGACCTATGTACAACTGGAAGGTCAGGTGCTTTTCAAGGGCAGGTCTTTGGTATATCTGGGGGTAGAACTATAAGAGATGAGAACTGTGAAAGGTTAAAGCTAAGTAAGTACATCTACGATATGGGGATGAAAGTAGCTGCGGTATCTATACTTTGCCAAGATGAAAGAGTGTTTCAGGCTATGGAAATGGCAGGTACGCCTTGTCCATATATGGGTAAGATCGGTAAGGAAGCGACTGTAGGTTGGAAAGAAAACAGAACTGACAGACCTGATTACGATATGAAAAGAAAACAGTTTATTAAAGCGTGTAAAGATACTAAGCACGTTCAAGGAGACTTAGATGGTCTTAGGAGAAGTAGGTGGGATTGCGTAAATGAATGGAATAGAAACGCCACGAACTAAATCTAAAGATAATGGATTGACTTGGTGTTTTGCAGCCAGTTTAATTCTAGCTGGTATTTTTG